TAACTGGGAAGATGATGGTACTGGCCATTTTATAAAAAGTCAAGCAAGTGAAAAAGGTGAGACAGAAGTGATAGAACCTAAAGAGTGTTTCTCGGAAGAGCAACAATCTGCAGGTTTTGAGCATTTCCTCTCTAAACTATAATCTCTAAAGGAGAATACAATGTCTGATATTAAAGACGAAGTTGTTGAAGAAACTGTAGACGAGGTTATTGTGGAGGATACGCAAGTAGAAGCGGAAGAAGTCATTGAGACTCCAGATGCACCTCTAACAGCAGCTCGTACAGTATCAGCAATTCAAGCTTCTTTGGCTGAAATGTCAAAAGAGGGACTGGATTCGGTCTTTGAAGCCGCAGAAAAAGCTAAGGCGAAAGCTAAAGTGGAAGATGAGGAAGAAGAAGAGGACGATGAAGGTGATGAAGATGAAGGCGATGTAGAAGTAGAAGGTAAAAAGTCTAAGAAGGAAAGTAAAAAATCCAAAGAGACTGATGAAGCTAAAGAAAAGGACCTTAAAAAAGAAGACCAACCAGCAAATAAAGCAAAACCATTGAAGAAGAAGAAAGTGAAAGCTGACGACGGAAGCGAAGGTGAAGTGGTTGAGAAGGAAGGTAAATTTAAGGAAGATATCGATGCTCTAATTAAAGACGAGGACACATTGTCTGAAGGCTTTAAAGAGAAAGCTGCTACTATCTTTGAAGCTGCAATAAATTCAAAACTAAATGCTGAAACAGCAAAATTGGAAGAGCGTTATGAGTCCGATTTGGCTGGTGAAGTTGAAGCTATTAAAGAAGATTTAGTTGACAAAGTAGATGGATACTTAACGTATGTTGTCGAAAATTGGATGAAAGATAATGAGGTTGCAATTGAGCATTCTCTGAAGTCTGAAATCACTGAATCATTTATACAATCACTAGGTCAGTTATTTGCTGAGCATCACATTAATGTTCCTGCTGATGCAGGAGATATCTTGGATAATCTATCCGAGGAAGCTAAAGATGCTAAAGCTCAGTTAAATGATGCAACTGAAAAGAATATTGAATTGTCAGAGAAAGTGAAAGCTTATGCAAGACAAGACATAATTCGTGATGCATGTAAAGGTTTGGCCGCAACTGAAACTGCAAAATTGACTGAGTTGTGTGAAGCTGTTGAAGCTGATGACAATGAGCAATTTTCAACTAAAGTAGCTACAATTAAGGAATCTTACCTTAACAAAGATACCCCGGCTGAATCTACTGATGAAGTAGATGCAATTACCGAGGATTCACAAGAGACCCAAGAAGTTTCTGCTCAAATGCAGAAGTACTTGGACGCGATGTCGCGAACTTAATTAATCCATAAATAGGAGATATCAATAATGGAAGAAATTAATCAAATACAACTACAGGAAAAATGGGCACCTGTACTTGATTCTGAAGATGCCGGCAAAATTGCTGACGCTCACAAGCGTGCAGTAACCGCGGTAGTCCTTGAGAACCAAGAAAAAGCTTTTGCTCAAGAAAGAAGCAATATGGAAGGTCTTTCTGAAGCCGCTGCTGCTAATAAAACTGGTGGTGGTGTAGATAATTGGGACCCTGTCCTAATTAGCCTAGTAAGACGTGCGACTCCTGCACTTCTAGCATTCGATTTAGTTGGCGTACAGCCAATGACTGGTCCAACTGGTCTAATCTTTGCTATGAAGAGCCGTTATAGCACACAAGGTGGTACAGAAGCATTATTCAACGAAGCTGATACAGCTTTCGGTGGTGCTGCTACTGGTTCTGCTACAGCAAGCGCAGATATGTTTGCTGGCGACTCAGGCGATGCTGACGCCGTAGATGACTACACTCCAGGTGCTGGTCTTGCTACAGCAGACGCTGAAGCATTGGGTACTTCTGGTAGCCCAGCTATTGCTCAAATGGCGTTTTCAATCGATAAGACTACTGTGACTGCAAAGTCTCGTGCTCTTAAAGCTGAATACACAATTGAGTTAGCTCAAGACCTTAAAGCGGTACATGGTCTTTCTGCAGAAACTGAATTGGCAAACATTTTGTCAACTGAGATTCTTGCTGAGATGAACCGTGAAATCATCCGTACAATTAACCTTAACGCTGTGACTTCAACTCACGCCTACGGTACTGCTGGTACATTTGCTGTTGCAACTGATGCCGATGGACGTTGGTCTGTTGAGAAGTTTAAAGGGTTAGTAACTGCAATAGAGCGTGAAGCTAATATTATTGCTACTAGCACTCGTCGTGGAAAGGGTAACTGGGTGATTTGTTCACACGGTGTAGCCGCAGCTCTAAATGCTGCTGGTGCATTGGATACTGGCCTAGGTATTTCAGGTGGTGATAACTTTGACAGTGATGTCACAGGTTCACTATTTGCTGGTACTATTCATGGTCGTACCAAGGTCTATATTGACCCTTATGCAGGCTTAGACTATTTCACAGTTGGTTATAAAGGTTCTAACCCTTATGACGCTGGAATGTTCTATTGCCCATACGTGCCATTAAGCATGATGAAAACAATTGGTGAGTCTGACTTCCAACCACGTATCGGATTTAAAACCCGTTATGGTTTGGCTGATAACCCATTTGTTACAGCGGGTAAAAACGCTAACGTATACTACAGAAAGATTAAAGTCACTGGAGTATAATACTTTTAAAAGTATATCAAACCCGCCGCAAGGCGGGTTTTTTCTTATATAAATAGATATATGCCAAATTATTTAAATCCATCATCATTTGTATTAACACTGGATAGCCAGACTTATTCTGGTGCTGAGTTTACTATTCAAACAATGATGTTACCAGATGTTACTGGTACGGGTGCACCTCTTCCGTGGCAACAAGTAAATGTTGCAATGGTTTCAGATAAATTAGAGTTTGGTTCATTTGAAGTATCATATCTAATTGACGAGGACCTCTTAAATTATAAAGAAATATTTGATTGGTTAAAATCTAATGTAGAAACAAATCATACAGCAACTAATCATGTTAGGGACCTAACTCTAACCATAATGAACTCAGCTAATAACGTCACTAAACAAATCAAGTTTATTGACGCTTATCCAACAAGCCTTGCATCTTTACCATTTGATATAACAATAACTGATGTAGAATATCTTACTGCAGTTGTTACATTTTCTTATTCCTACTATGAATTCTTATAAATCCAATCTATATTATGAGGGACTTGATAGAAAAATGGATTGACGAATTTGTCTCAGTTCATAATGAAGACTATGGGCAAATACCTTGTCCATACGCTAGAGCTGCGCAAATTAAATATATAAAAACAGATAATATTGATTTGGAATTAAAAAAGATATTAGATTGTGGCCTCTTACATGAGGTCATTTGCATATATACGGACACAAGAAATTATACCCCTGATGAGTTCCATGATAAAGTAATGGAATGGAATAATATGGCCATGAAAAAAGATTTGGTTGCTTTAGAAGACCACCCTGAAAGTGTAGAGATTATTAATGGTACAAAAATGAACTTTGGCTATTGTAGTTTAATATTAGTACAAAAGTTAAGTAAGTTAACCGCGGCTAGTAATATACTTAAGAAAAAAGGTTATTATGATAATTGGACCCAAGAAAATTTAGATGAAGTGGTTACTTGGAGAGAGAAATGAGTTACTCATATGCTAGAATAAACCTAGAGAAAACAAATTATAGGAAAATGAAAGGTGGTTGGAAATTTAGTTCGTTAGCATCGCCTGAGGAATATAATAAAATATATTATAAATATTGTAACTATCATAAATTTAATAGTGTCATGCCTATATTTGATATTGAATATGAAGAGAATGACATTATAGAATATTATGATGGCTTTAACTTAGTAGCTTTTAGTATGATAGGAAGATATGATGAACACAATGCTGAATGCTATCAATTTGCTTGGGACTATGACAACCCTAAGTTGCATTTAGGTATAAAGAGTTTACGTAATGAGTGTGCGATATATAAAGAACTAGGATTTAAATATCTTTATATTGGTGGAGCAGATGAATATAAACAAAAAATAAATGGTTTTGAAGTGATGGGACCAGTAAATTGGATTGAAGATAGATGGTCAATAGATGGATTTGAAAAAATATAAAGTAACTAAAGCTAACTCATGGAATGGTTGGGACCCTTTAAAGCAAGTAATCCTTGGTAATGTATTTGACCCAGATTTTTTTGAGGATATTCAAGACCCTAAGCTTAGAGATTTATTACAAAGATTATTATATGAAACTCATGAAGACCTAATGGGTATTAAAAAAACCTTAGAGGACTTAGGCGTTGAGGTAATACAACCACCAAGAAATACTGTAGCGCATTATGGAGAAATTGATAATTCAAATAAATTTAGTGGTATTACAGAAGCTATTAATACTGACTGGGAAGGAAAGGTACGAGGGTTACCTAAACCATGCCTTATGCCAAGAGATTATTATGTTACCCTTGGTGATAAAGTATTATTTACTGGATTTTTACATGAGAAATCAAAGGCTCATTTTTTGTTTGAGCCTGGTGTTGTTGATTATTGGGATAATAAAGGATTAATCTATAGAGAGAATGGTGAACTATCTAATGATTTTTGGGCACCTCAACTTATACGATTAGGCAATAGACTTATTATTGACCAAGAGGATTATAGTAATCTTGCTGAAAAGGTCTTAGAAAGATATCCAATATTTAAAGGTAGTAAAATAGCAGTGGGAGGACATACCGATGGGTCTATGAATTTGCCAAAACCAGGATTAGTTGTTAGTGGTCCGTGGATACCTAAAGAAACTTTTAAAGATACATTACCTGGTTGGGATGTCCTACATATAGAGAATCCAAATTATTATGGAAATGAATGGAAGGATAGTTGGTGGGATGAGAGAAATCTTACTAAAGGTAGATGGTGGCACCCTGAAGCTAAATCAAATCCAGATTTAGTTAACTATGTAGATAAGTGGTTAAATGAATGGGTTGGTTATGCAGAAGAAACTATGTTTGAAGTCAATATGCTTTCAATATCTGAAGAAGTTATATTAAGTTTAAACTATCATAAAGACGTCCATGATAAATTAAAACAACATGGAATAGAACCTATATATTGTAGGTTTAGGCATAGAAACTTTTGGGACGGTGGATTGCATTGTTTAACATTAGATACTGTTAGAGAAGGTGGTATGCAAGATTATTTTAAATAACTATGTACATTCAACTTAAACTATGATATAATATAGGTATATGTTTGTAAAAAATAAATGGCGTGGTGTCCGTAAAAAAACCAGTATTGGAAGACGTTGGATTAAAACCTCGTCTATGAACAAAAGTAAAAGAAAGTCGTTCAAAAAATATAGAGGCCAAGGGTGAGTGATTATATTAATGTTAAGACCATAAAAAAAGTTAAAATTAATGAAAATGGTAGAATATTTAAACCGTGGACAGATAAAGAAAAAAAGAAAAAAGGTTATATAGAGAAAAAATTAGAGATTTTAGATATTCTTGCGACATATGACTTTGATTTTTTTCCTAATATTTTGGCATGGGATGAAAAGGGTTATAGTTATGAATATATTGAAGGTATGGCGTTAAATGATTATGTAGCAGAATGGAATCCGAGGCATATGGACCTAAGTATGAGATTTA